TTATGATTTCTTTTTAAATAAATAGGCAAACGTAGCGATAATAACCGTCCCAAAAATTGAAATAATATGTACAAAGATATCTAGAAAATCTTTATACTCAATTGCTTTTGGTGATAAAGAATTAAACATGACTGTAGAAAGCCAAATAATCACCATTGATAAAGCTGAAAAAACCAAAATCAGCCCCACAAAAAATACCGTTAAGGTAATAAAAAAATAAAACGCAAAACAAATAGCTGATAAAAGACGTTCTTTAACCGGTTCTTTATCATTTTTTATTTTTTCTAGATCACCTTTTAAATATGGGAAAAAGAAGTAAACCACTGCCCAACAGAACATACCTAAAATAAAAAAATATAAAACTCCATCCATTTTTTCTCCTCCAACACTTAACATATTTTGGCTTATTACATAGCTAAAACAACTAATATACTTTATTGTTACACCTATTTTTCAACACGTCCTTTTTACTCCAAATCTTCTTTATCAAACACAACTACAGGCTTGTTATTCTCGTCAATAAAGGCTAGTTGTGTATTGGTAAGCTCTCCTAATTTGATTAGATCAGCTAGATTAAACCTAGTCTCAGATGCTCTAATTTTATTATTAAAACTCCCTTTTGACATGTTAAATTGTGGTGCAAGCTCTACTTGCTTTTTTCTGCTTAGTTTTATTAAATCTGTTATCTTATCTTTAGTCATTATGTATACCTCCTATAAAGATAATTATAAAGTACACGTAGTAAAAGTACAAGATTACATATAATATTTATTAATTTACTTATTAAGTTTATTTTTTATATTGACAAATACACGTTGTAAGTGTACTATATACATGTGATCACAATATAATATAAGTACTGCAGTATTAAAAGACTCTCTCAAAGTCCAAACAAAAAAAGCCCAATGACGCTACCAACATCAAAGGACCTTGTTAATTCACTACTTGCAATAGTGAACTGACTAATGGGTGCTATATCTCAACAACCAATGAAATTATAGCACTCTTATCATCAAATTGAAAAGGGGAATATAACAATGTTTATAACAATTTTAAAGAATAGTCACAAAAACAGTTTTGCATTAATGGATACTAAGCGCAACTGCTTTGGTATTCATGTATCAAGTAATCATGATCAGATAAAAGTCTACCAGTGGGCCAATGACGAATTTAAATATATGAAGTCGTTAAAACCTCAGGAACAGTATGTATTAAGCGTGTACGGAGGTGGTTGCTATGCGAAAAATACCATTAATCAGCAGTGACATTGATATTTCAACCAAAGAGGGTTGGAACGCCTATGCTAGAGAATCAAGTATAAAATGCTTTATCAGCGTATTTGGTCGAGAACCAAAGAGCTATGACGAAGTTCAGAAGTGGAAACAGTCGATACTTGATAAATGCGATAAGACCATCAAAGAACCTACTGCAAGTAAAGAGATCATTAAACTTGTCAACAAAAAAGCAAAATCAATAACAACTTACGAATACTAAAAAATATAATATAATACCGCACTTGCTCTACCAATGTACGCCAATACATAGCAAGTGTTTTTTTGTGTGTATAATTGTCGTTTTGTAAATGCACACCTTAAAAAGGAGTGCACCCCTAAATTTAAGGAGTGCAACCTTTTATGCAACCAAAATTTAGGTTGCAACCCAACCAATGGAAACTGTAACCAATCCGAACAGTTAAAGGCTGATAATGGTATTTCTCTATATACGTATAAATCTTAACTTTTCTTAACTGTTTTATCGTTTTTGTGTGACCTTTTCTGTTTGTGACCTTGTTTTATTGGTCACATTTTTTTGCATACTTTTTTGTATGCGTACTTTTTGATTTTGTATGCAAACTTATTCTGCAGAACATAATAGAAGGCACTACCCTGAGTTTCTCAAAAATTTTCTACATTCCGAAAAAAGTTCACTAATCTGATTATAAAGAAGAGTAATATTAGTAGATTCTGCTATTAACTGCATCTTATTACAAGAATTATAATAGTTATACTTCTTTATACACCTATCAATACTATTTTTTGAAATTTCTGAACCATTTATAGCCTCGTCCATTTCCTCTAAATAGCTTAACATATTCCCACACCTCTTTAAGGATCTCATAAGCTGATCAATGGTTAAACCATCTGCAGAACTATTAATAACATTTACACTAACTGTCTTCTTCAATGAATCAACATCATCTACCAAATTATACAATAATGCCATTATTTTTTGATCATTGCTCATTTCTTCAGGGTTTGGTAGTTTAGAGCCATTAAACTGATGTCCAAGTCTAGCCCGAATAATATCAATTACACTTTCTTTATTTTCAAGGTGCTCAGTTAGCGCACAACTTATATCGTCTACTGCTGCAGTTACATTTTCATAAAGCCTATCACTTTTATAGGGAATAGTTGTCAATCCTCCAACATCAAATATTCTGTCAGTTTTATCATCCATAATAAGCAATACCGGTTTATTATATGCTTGCCTTATTCCTAACTCATATAAAACATTTGGATTTTTAGAACTTAGATCACAGATAGCCATTTCACTTTCTGTTAAACCTTTAAATATTTTTGTAACAATATCTGTAGATAGGATACTCTGATCAACTCGTTCAGGAATTAAATCAGCTTTTTCAATTGCAGGCTTAATGATTTGCTCATAAATCTTTATAAAATGACCTTCTTCATACCCCTCTGGTGTACTAAAAGGCATCATTACAAAACATCTTTTATTCCCTTGTTCATTCTTTTTTTCTTCTTTTGTCATATTTATGCCTCCCCTAATAAATTATATTCAATTATACCACACTCCTACATAAATCGGCATCATAATCATAAAATAAACTCACAATCAATATAACATAACACTTAGAATGCTCCGTATGCTTTTTTAACCATAACTAGCTTACTGTCTGAGGACGTTTAGGCTAATCAGGATATTTTTATATCCGTTGACTATAAACGCTTCTAAAACCCTTTATTTAGCTAGTTTAAGCGTGAGTTAAGCAAGAAAAGGATATAATAAAAAGCCCATAGAGGGCTAAATATCATTAACTATTTTTTGTAATTCAGATTCCAAACTTGCACTACATTTAGCTCTTAAATTCAAAGCATTCAGGTAATGGTGTTTATCACGTAAATAATTTTCAAACATGTAGATATCGTTATTATATTCTTTAGATTGCCTATTTAGATTCAACAATTCATTGGCAACTTTACGATAAGAAACTTCTTGTTCACTAATAATTGTGCCAATCGCTTTAGTAAAATCATTAATAATAATTTTAACATCTTTGTGATCAAGTGCTAATGATAAATCAATTTTTGATAAGCGCTCCTCTACTATTTGTATTGCTTTTTTAGTAGTTTCTTTCTTTTGTTCCAGTTCGACAACTTTAATATAATCATTATCATTTTCAGCTCTATTAAGCTGATCCACAACATTCCTAAAATCAGTCTTATATTGAATTAACTGATCACTTAATTTTACCTGGCGTAAATACATGTCGCTAGTTTCAAGTTTCTCATTTAATTGTCGCTTACAATTTTCAATAACTTTTTGAATATCATCCATACTATTATATACCTTTCATATTTCTATAAATTTGATCCTTTAATTCTTTTTCTTCAGCTTTTCTTTTTGATTCTTTACGTTCTTGTTCTTTATCAGCAAAAATCTTATCTATTTTTTTATTTAATTTTTCTTGAAAATCATTATCTCTTTCCATTTTATATTCCTCCAATTTTATAAACTGTACATATCGTCGTTTAAACTGTCATTGATAAACTGAGTCATACCAATAACAGATAAATCACTGTCGTTATTAGGGGTCATGATATAGTTATCAACATTTGATTTCAGTTTATTTAACCTTGTAATAGTCTTTTCGTTATCAGGTAGGGGCAATAGTTCCAAATATGCATTACCCGATTTACCAACTGCAGCATTAATTGATTTTACTGCAATAACATCATCTTTATAGACCTCATACATACTTTGAAGATCATCATTTGATAATGCATTACTGCCAATGGCATTAACAAGGTTCTGCAGTCCTATCTGATACCCCTGATTTAACATACGTTCTTTGTTGGACTTATCCAATTTAACACTGTATGCATTAATAGCCTCATCAAGAATAGTATGCAGTGAACCCCCTAAATCATGGCCGATATTGTTTTTAGCCTGATGTGCGGTCAATTTAGCCTTGCTTTTATACTCAGGGGTATAATCACTGCTCTTTAAGATATTGTCCAACTTTTGATTAGTTGTATTAATATCACTTGTGAACTTATTCAGTCCGTTTATAAAATCACTTTTTCTACTCATCTTTATTTATCCTCTTTTCTTGTTTTTTAGATCATGTGGCTAAGTTCCATATATACGTGTGAATCTTAACATTTCTTAACATTTTGATACTACTACTTTCTGGAAGCCTTTAAAAAGACAGTATTAATGTTATAAAGATTATTTATCTATTCTAATAATTCTAGCATTTTTTGGTATGGCATAACCATTAGGACAGAAATAAATATAATCTACATTTTTATTATCGATCCATTCCTGTATGTCATCTTCATTCATGGCATTAAACTGCTTCCAATCGGTTATATTCCTGAAATTCAAAAGACCTATTAAGATATTGCCTGTACCATTAAAATGTCTCTGTTCAATGCATGTTAAAATTTCATTCCATGTCCGCTCTTTTATGTCGGCTATATAAATATTTTGAAAAGCGGTATCACCGTTTTTATCGAAATATTCTGTTCTAATATATTTTTCCATTGTTTTTTTTATCCTTTTTTTATTGTATTTTTTGAAATAGCCACCATTTTAGAAAAATCCTCTCTTTCTAGACAAACTAATAATGTGGCGCTTTCAAGAGAAAAACTATACGTACCAAGGGTTTTATAGAAAACGCCATGTGGCTATCTCTAACTCTTAAAACTATACAAAGCGCCACAGTGGCGATTACTAAAAACATTGATTATATCAATATATTTTATAGAAAACGCCATATTTTCAATGCCACTAGAGAGATAAACTTATAATGGTCTTTTGTCCGCCCTCGCTTTTTGGTGATCCAGTTCTTTTTATTTCTATCAGGCCCTCTTTTTTTAATTCAGCTTTAGCACGTTCTAAAGTTTTTTTACTAATGGACATTGCTATGGCCATTTCGTTTAAATCGTTAGCCTCTTTATCACCATCTTTTAAATAATCAAGTATAAAGTCTTTAGCCTCATCTCTTGAGGATGCACCTTTACGACTGTATGATTTACTGCTCATATAATCACAGTCCTTGAGTTTAGAAATACCCTTAAACTCAGGTATTCCATCATCAACCGTAAATAAAACTGTATCCTGTAATGCCCCATAATTGCATTTTTCATGGCTCATATAACGAATATTATCGTCACCCGTATTACCGACAATAAGAACACTTCTAGCAATATCCCATATATCTGAACTGTCAGACATTCTGCTTCTGCCTGATGCATTTTCCCTTTTGTTTGTATGACTCATAATCATAAAGCTAGTACCGTATTTTTCACCTAAACCAATCAATGGATTTAAAACATCACGCATTGCATTTCTATAGCCCATATTAACGTTAGGAGGTATAAAACTCTGTAATGGATCAAATATTATTAGAGCCGGTTTATATTTTTCTATGAGTTGATCTAACAATGGCCCATTGAACTTTATATCGCTAAATCTATCATCGCTCAATGGAACCGTAATAATATTAGCCATATTTGCACCATTAAGTCTTAAACGCCTTTTTAATGTATATCGGGGATCATCTTCTGATGAGAAAAACATAACTTTTTGAGGGGTTCTATCCAATATAGCACAATCTTCAAAGAAACATAATTTTCCATTAGAAATAGCTGCAGCTATATTGCACCATAAGGCGGTTTTACCAACACCCCCATCACCCGTAACCATTGTGATCTGTCCCTTAGGAACATGACCATAAATAAGCCATTCGGCTGGTTTTTCTTCCACTTCATCCATTGAGGTTACATCAAGATTATAAGCTTTAGGTTGCTCTATATATGATGACGTTCCTTTTTGATATTTCAATGCACTTTCAACTTTAGCCTTAACATATTCAAAATCATAAGGCGGAACACATTTCGTTTTATTTTCTTCCCATACTGCATGAATTATGGCTTCATCACTTAGACCTTTAGCCTGTAAACTGCAAGCTAGTTTAAATAATGTATCATCTCTACAACCATCTTCTATAACTTCACCAATGTGTAAACTTTCCTGTCCTTTATTACCTTTAGGCCCATCTAAAAATCTGTATACTGCATCATCAGCTATAGCAATTGGCTTATTATTAGCCCATTTATAATATTTACCGTTTATAGAGCTTGGTGGGGCAACAACATAGCCTCCATCATAACGAATATCAATACCAGGATAGAGATCTCTGTTATTTGCATGTTTATAATCATTGGCCACAAGATAATACAAGTGATAGCCTCCGCTAGGAGTTACCGCTTTTGCAGTATCAGGCAGATTTTCACCATACTTTTCAATGGATTCTAAACCGCTTTTACCTTTTTTTGTATCAACATCTATTATAATTAGTTTCCCTCCATCTAATTGACTTCCACCGCAGATACACACATTAGCCTTAGGCCATTTAGTCCACCAAGAAGTTACGGCATTAATATCAGATGAAGCCTCTCTTGACCATGATTTTAACAGTTGATTATTGATATTTTTATCTTTGTTTATATTTCCTTTGCTATTAAGCTTAACAGGGAAAATTTTTATACCTGAGTCAGCATAATACTTTACATTTTCTAGTATGTTTAAATCATCCATCAGCTACCTCCTTTCTAAGAAATAGCACATAACCGTACGCCAATACATTAATTGATACCATTTACTTTCTTGTAGCTCTCTAGTGCCTTTACCTTGTTGCTTACATCAAGACCTTTGTATAATTCCTGAAATGATTTAATCTCCTGTTGGCTGAACATATAGCACTTGCCTGTTTTAGTCGCTCTGATGATGCCAACTTCTCTAAGCATGGCCACCTGATCACGACTAACATTTATCAGTTCGGCCACTTCATCCTGATTAAGCATTTTTAAATCAGTCATTGTCTTAATCCTCCATTTCTTTAATGACTTTAATAATCTTCTCTTTTTCTTCTTTAGGTAGTTCTTTTCTCATTTTTCTAGAAAAAGAATATTCGTTAGTACCCAACTTTTCAGCTAACTGCCATTGGTAAATACCTTTAGACTTTAATAACTCTCTAATATCTTTATTGCACATCTTAGTTTCACCTCCTTTTGTTGTTGACTTTATCGCTAACAACGACTACAATATCAGTATAAAAGGTAATTGCTTACCATTCAAGAGGAAGTGATGTTGATAAAATTACCTTTTACAATAGGAGGAAGGAAAATGAATGAAAAAGAATATAAAAAAAACTTTTCCATTTTATTGAGTTATCTAATAAACACAAGAGGGAATGGACGAACAAAAAAAGAAATTGCTAGAGATATAGGTGTGGATGTAAAAACAATGAGATACTGGCTTAATGGCGAATATTCTCCGCAAAGCAACAAACTTAATGATATCGCAAAAGCCTTCAATATTACTACCTCTGTATTTTCAATGGATCTAAATGATTTTAAAAAAAATTGCAATGAGCTAGATATTATTAAAATAGAAAAACATTTGACGGATCCATATATTCTTAATGATTATCAAGAAAATCTAGTTGATGGTTATCTGCTAACTGAACAAATTACTCAATTGGTTGGGCTTATAGCCAAAAATGTGTGGAATTATGATATCGACTTAGAAAATAAAGAAGAGTTTTATTTATTGCAATCAAATATAACTGATTGTCTTACTGAAATGCTGAATAGAAATTATAAAAAAAAGAGTCCGTATTCTCAGTTTGATGATCTTACAGGCGACCAATTAGCAACCTTATTATCAGAGGTGATTTTATCACGAGTAGAGCAAATAAAAATTATAAAAAGTAAAAATACAAATTATAAGAATGACCCAAATTATATAGATGCAAAAAAAATAATATTAGCATTTTTGGAAAGCAATAAAAAATACAAGCTTATAGACGATGAAAATATAGTTTTGCTTTTAAATCAAATCGCAGAATAAAAAAAAGCGCCTCCTACGGACATAGGAAACGCTAAGCGTAAATTAACATATTGGCGTACGTTTATTTACGCTCCTATTATAGCAAAAAATAGCGTGTAATGAAACTATTTTATAAAGGAGTGAATTATTATGAGTATTAGAAAAAGAACTAGCAAGAAGTCTAAAAACGGTTATGTGTATGAAGTATATTTTCCATACAAAGTCAATGGTATTACCGAGCGTTATTCAAGATCAGGATTTAAGACTAAGAAAGAGGCTCAGGAACACGAAACCATGATGTTGGCCGAGTTGCACGAAACGGGTAAGTTACTTAGTACCACTAATAAAACACTTAACGATGTTTACAATGAATTCTTAGAAACAAGTTCACAAGATTATCAGGAAAATACCATCACCAATATTAAAAGACAGTACAAAAAATATGTAATGTCTACTATTGGTAATATACCTATCAAAGGTGTTGATTATGCTTTATTACAGGGCTTTTTTAACAAAAGAAGCAACTTAGGTTATGAGACTAACAAAATGGTTAAGAGAGCAATTAATCTAGCTTTAAATCATGCTATCAAGGTTGGGTATATTAATCAAAATCCATTACGATTAGTAAAAATATCAGGTAAAGAAAAAAAGAAAGATTGTGATCCTATAATTTTAGACAGTGAACTCAATACTATTTTAACTGAATTAAAGAAAACTAATGACTTTGGCTACAAAGCCTACAGTATAGCAATTCAAATCGGTAAATTTACAGGACTGAGAATCAGCGAAGTATTTGCACTAGATAAAAATGATATTGATTTTGAAAACAATAAGATCAGCGTAAATAAAAAAATGGTCTATCTAGGATTAAAGACCAGTGAAGTATTTGTAAGTCCAAAGCTAAAATCAAAAAAATCCAAAGCCAGTTTACCATTAACGAGTTTATTAAAAAACATTTTGATTGATTGGTTTAAAGTAAACCCATACGATCATATCATTTGTAATATCGAGGGCAAGCATATACACCCTAATACTTTTTACGCCGACATTGAAAACATACTCACCAAACACAATATAAACTTTCATTTCCATATGCTTAGGCATACATTTGCTACTACATTAGTTAATAATGAGGTTGATATAAAAACTACCCAGGAATTAATGAGACATGCAAATTTTAATACAACTATGAACTTATATACACACATCAGTGACACCCATAAAGAAAACGTTGTTAATGGCGTTTTTGGAATTAAAAGTGTCGAAAAAGTGTCGAAAATAAAAGACAAAGTAAAAACCCTTAATTAAAGTCCAATAAAATCAAGGGTTTCCAAAGATTAATACAATCTATTAAAAATCTCTAAAAGAGATTTTTAATCACGATCATTACCTATAACGATCAATACAATTCTTAATAATGACAGTACCGTCGACAACATCGCTGCCACATAAGTAAACGCCGCTGCTGATAACATTGATTTAGCCCCACTATATTCATCGGTAGTGAGATAGTTAGCTTTTAAGATTCTTAATGCTCTTGAAGAAGCATCAAATTCTACTGGCAAAGTAACAATTTGAAATAACAAGATTCCTCCCATTAAAAATACTCCGATCCAAGCAACACTTGTATTTCCCATGATCAAACCAATAAATACAGCAATCCATCCCAAATATTGTCCAACATTGCATAATGGCAAGATAGCATTTCTAAATACGAGCGGCTTATAACCAACTAAATGCTGGATTGCATGCCCACATTCATGACTAGCTACCGCAAGTGCCGCAATCGATGTTCCATCATGAATTTCACGTGACAAATTGATTGTCTTATTTCGAGGGTTGTAATGATCAGATAATTTTCCATTAACAACATGAATTTGAATATCACTCAATCCATTTCGATCTAAAATTTCTCGTGCAACCATCGCTCCGGTTATACCTCGGCTATTGGGGATTCTTTCATAGCGTTTATATGCACTATTAACTTTTATTTGACCATATATCATAATTAATGATCCAATAATAACTAATAAATACCCAAACATATAATAGCTATTCATTGAAAAATAATAAAATGGCATATATATCAACTCCTTTACACTCTATTATACACTATATTATTAACTTATTATTAATAAAATAAAAATGCAATGATTAATTCATTAAGAAGACTTGAACAATATGGAAATCAAACACTTTACGCCTTATTTTTCCAACTATAAGTGTACTTTTTTACTTATTTTTCATATAGTTTTTGTATTTGGGAGTAAAATGGGAGTAAAATAACAAAAAGAACACGCTTCCCTCCCCACGGGTAAAATGTGTTCTTTTTGATTATACCACTATAGTCCTGATTGGTCTATGTTTTGACATACATATGTAACATAAATATCCATAAGATTATAAAAATGTGGATTATAAACTTTGGATAAATTATATATATTTAACTCCATTTTTTTCACCTCCTATTATTATTTACTTCTTATGTATGCAAATTACTTTTTTATTTCTTGAATTTTTTCAAAAAAAGTTATTAAATTATTAATGAGGTGTAATTTATGAACTTAAAAGATAAGAAAATGCAAGAAGCAAAACGCAGACTTTCTGTACTTGAAGAAAAATTAAATTTTTTAGAATTTTCAAACAACCCTGATAAAAAACAACAGATTATAGACTGCAAACACGATATAGAAAAACAAAAGCGTATAATCAAACACACATCAAGCTACTAAAAAAATCTAGATCTAATGCTCTAGATTTTTTCAATAAATTCATTCATTACATATGCCTTTTTATCTTTGTATTTTATCTCTGTCCACTTCGGTCCTTGTTTAATTACTTCTAATTCATCACCTTTATAGACAATACCAATTACATTTCTTTCATTAACTCGATTTTCACTTCTAACATTTAATGCATCCGCTATTACTTTTACCATGCTATTTACCTTCCTTTATAATAAATTCATTTTTAAATTTGAATGTTCTATTACCAGTCATTATGATGCTATATGTTGGCATTTCTTCAACAACCGTAAAATACGAATCCCATAAATAGAACGGGAGTTTATCCCCGTCCATATCTACAGCACCTCTCACTACTTTAACCTTAACCATTACTACTTTACACCTTTCTTAAGTATTTTCCAGACACCCAACCACTAGGAATTCTAGCCCATCCGTTCGACCATTCTTTAACAGTTACTCTTGTACCTTCGCTGATACATCCGTCTTTATCATAATCATGTTTTTTTGCATCTTCAGTTAATTCATTATATGTTTTTCTTCTAAAGTTTTCTCCCGGACCAGTACGAACACTTAAATCACTGGCGGTTACTTCATAAGTCCCTAAATTTTGTGCTACACTATCTTGAACTTTGCAATATTGTAGAGATACCCAGCCTTCGCCTGTATAGCCCCAACCATTTTCCTCTTTAGAGATGGTTAATTCTGTACCATTGGCATAAGCCTTAACCTTTGCACCGTTTGGAGCATTACGACAGTTTACACCGCTTGGCGTATCGACTTTAACTTTATAACTAACCCCACTAGGCTCTTGTGGAACCTGAACAGAATTATCATAATCAATATCACATAACCATAATATATGTGTGAATTTTCTGTTTGCTACTTTTGTTTTAACTGTACCATATGCACTTCCACGAGCTTCGATACATTCTCCATTTCCGATATAAATACCAATATGTCCTTGTTGCCATAAAGCACAACCAGCTACTGCACCGTTTATATTGCTGATAGGTTCAATGCGTGTAGCAGTTTCTTTATATTGACTAGATCCTCTTACTTTACCAGTGCACCAGCTAATAAGTCCGCTACAGTCAGTACACACTGTTCCGATTTTTCCTTTTTCCTTATTATATGTAAGATATTTTGGATAGCTGTTAGCTAACGATCTTAATTTAGAATCTGTTAATACAGCTCCTTTCATCCCGTATACATAGTTAGTACCTAATTTAGATTTTGCGAAATTTACTAATTCATTTGCTGTTTTTGACATAAATAAAAACCTCCTTATTTAAAAGTAGGCTCAAGGCTCATTACTTTTTTAATTCATCAATACGATGATGTGCTGATTTTAGGCTGTTTTCTACAACAGCCATACGTTCGACTACAGAATTATGTTTTTCGACCTCCTTAGTCAATTCATCAATTCTATAATTCATCAACGCATTTGATTTGTTATTACTGCTCATTGTCGCTATTACTGATGGGATAGCAACGCATAAACCACTTATAATAGCGGTAACTACTACATCGCTCATACAATCACCTACTTAACTGGTTTGTCATATTGTTGAGCACGTTCGGAATCACTAACCCCTTGAGTTGTAGGATCAACAACAACTCCCAAAATAACAAGTAATGCAAATACGGCATTTACTACAGCTAATAACTTATTACCTAAATCGCCAAAATCTAGTGTATAGCCAAACACCGCCCCCACTACCTGAATAACTAACAATACCGCTGGAATAACACTCAGCCAAAATTGTTTGTTAGCAATTCTTACTTTCCAATTAATCTTCATAACAGTTTCCTCCTTAAATTTTATTAAGTACAGCTAATACATAGCCTTCCTTGATACCTTCATCTATAATTAATGATTTAATCTGTGTTAACTGTGATTTCGAAGTATAATTGACTTCTTCTTCGACAGTTTCGATTTCTCTAAATAAAATATAATCGTTCTGCTCATAATCATTTTGTTTTATAATTTTGTAATTTGATTCCAAAAGTTCACTAAATTTACTTGCCGTAACGTCTAATTCATGTGTTTTAATCATAATTTTCCTCAACTTTCTTATCAATATCTATCTCCAATAGCCCTTAAAATATGTTCTTCTATCTATTACTCTTTTTCTAATTACCATAATCTCAGCTCCTAATCTGTTGTTTTAGTATAAAGAATATTTAGAGTTATTTTTTTACTAGGATAACCAGCGCACATATATAAAATATCTTTTTGTACGCCAGAACATAAATTTAGAAAATATGAACTACTTTCGTATCTTGGATAAGTATTAAACTGAGTGCCATCATCAGAATACCCTCTAATATCTAGTACCCTATACATATTTGCTAAGATTATTCCAGTAGAAGCCCAAGCACCTACATTAGATGAACTTGTTATAAACGATGCTGTTTTAATATAAATTTTCTTACCATCGTAGTTATATTCACCAGTCCATTGTTCATTTTCAGAGTATTTAAAATAAATATTATTTTTTTCAATAGGACTAGGAGGTACTATATAATTACTGTTTTTCTTAAACAATGGAACTTCTTCACCATTTTTTAATATTTTTCCAAATATGTTCAAGTCATACTCAATTTGAAATTCACCTTCTTTATCGCAATAGCGTCCCCAGCCGACACCGTTTTTGTGAGGGGGAATATTAAGTATAACTTTACCAATATCTATATCGTGAATTACAGTTACTGTATTTCCAACATTATCAGTAATGGAAACTTCTACTTCATGGGTAGTATTTAACGCATAACCACTAAATACATATCCTTGTCCACTGTTAAACGCAGTTGATTTACTTGTATTGTTGATTTTTATACTTTTAGTTTTTATTGCATTCCCAGTTATAACACAATAAGTAAATGTAGGCTTAACATAAATATAAGTACCCTTGATTATATCTTTAGTTCCCGAACTGTCGCATCTGTATGTTTCAAACGTTAATGTCGGCAGTGTATAGGCAGTAATTGTGACTTTAACCGTTTTACTTGCTGTAAATCCTCTGCTGTCTGTAATTGTTGCGGTGAATGTTATATCACCTGATTTACTTAAAACATCGGTAGTATAGGTGTTCGATTCACCACTATAACTGTAATCTCCACCTTTTATACTGTAAGTGGTTATAGTACTTCCATATATCCCCTTAGCACCATTTACTGTTAATTTAATACTTGATTTACCTTGCAAATACAACGAACCAAATGGATTTACCGGTGTTGCAGTAATACTTGTAAAGCTAGGATTAGCGTTGGTTATAGTATATGTTCTATCGTGATAGCTTGCCCACTGCTTATTGTTAGAATATAACCCTATACGAATAGTACAAGTTTTCCCTTTACACGCTTCTCTTAACTGGTTTCGTTCTTCATCAGTTAATTCCCATGTATAACTCCCCGTGTTGGGAATATTATCCCTAACTGCAAGATGCGGTCCGTTTGGGTTAGGCTCTAACCAGACGCTCATATTAAAGCCACCCGGATTACTGAATTTAATAGTTGGATTTTGAACATCTGTGAAATTGCTACTTTCTGTAATGTTAGCCTGCCTTGGGATAGTAGTTAATGTATGTGTATAGCCCTGCTCGCTTGAACTGAACTGACTATGACTTATCCACCCAGTAACGCTTATAGCTTTTGAACCGTCAGCATTATGACCGACAGTAACATCCCATGTACCTAAGCGAATCGGTGTTGATGTTATTTTCTGTCCAGTACTTATACCAGCACTGTATACTCCGCCGTTTATGCGAGCATACACTGTTCCTGTTCCATATGTAGTATAACCAGTGTTTGTCCGCCATACGTCTATCCAAACTCGTACAACAGAGGTGTTTGAATTTATGTCATACGATAATTCCTGACTGTTAACACTGTAGTTTATATATTTATTACTTGTTCCAAAAGTTGCCATTCACACACCTCCTAAGTTAATGTCAGACCATCAGTAGCATCATAATTCCAGCTGAATGTTCCGATATTTAATTTCGTCATTACAATGGCATATTCAATGTTAAGCTGTTGGTTTGACAGATATGCTATTCTGCTTCCATTTTGATAGAACCCTAATTCCGTATTAGATAATTTAACAGCAAAGGGACTGTTGCTTGCACCCAACTCCAATACTCCATTTTCAAAACGTGCCCACTGTGAAATTTCTTCTTTCGTAGCCAGACCACTTATATTGTCGGTAATACTTTTAATACTGTTTGTAACCAGTGATATAGAACTAGAATTTTGAACAATCTGTGATGATAACTGCTCTATCAAAGTTGAATTGTCAGTAGTGGTAGTCTGTAGTTTTTCAACCAGTGTAGTCAGCGATTCTTTAAGCTGGTTGATCGCAGA